GATGATGACGGCGAGGAACCCGGCGAGTTCGTTGATTTTCTGCAACGCGCCGTGCTTTTCGACGGCTTCCTGCGCGATCTTGTAGACGTGCATTAAGTGGCCTCCCATGAGCTGCGACGGGCAGCATGGGAGAACTGCCCGCCGCAGCGGCCTTAGTCGGGTCGGGGTTAGGAGATGGTGAGGTACCGGAACGCGGCCGTGGTGGACACGGTCGACGACGTACGCCAGAACATGTACCAGCCGGCCTGCCCGGTGGGGAGCTGCGCGTTGCCGGTGCCCTTCACCATCGGCTCGTACAGCATGCTGACACCGACACGGTCCGCGATGATGAACTGACCGAAGTCACCGAACATCAACGTCGTCGAGCCGGTGCCAGACGCGGCGGACGTTCCGGTCGTCACCGACGGGAAGTCCGACGCCTCGTAGGTCGGCTGACCCAGCAGCGACGCCGGCGTGTTGCTGGTGAGGTTCGCCCAGAACGCGCCGCCGCCGTACTGGTCCAACGCCCGCACCTTGTTCAGGACGATCAGGTTCCCCATGAAACACGCGCCGGGCGCGTTACGGAACCGGGGCGGGAGCGCGGCCTGCAGGTTGTACACGTCGGGGATCGCGGCGGTGCCGTTGAACGCGGTGCCGGTGGTGGTCGGCGCCACACGGGACGCGGTGCCGAGCGCAGCAACGACACCTAGCGGCTGGTTCGTGCCGGAACCGGTCGCGAACGCCGCCGACTCCAACCGGTCGCGGGCGTCCGCGAGGAGACCCGGGAGTTGCTCACCGAAGTTCGTGTCGTCCAACGCTTCATACGAACCGAGGACCCACGCGACACCCTTCTGGGGTGTGACCTGGATCTGGCCGACCGTCGGCGACATGTCGGATGCGGTCGTACCTTCAGTGATCCACGCCGCGGTCACGCCGGCGGAGTTGACACCCTGCCACGCGTTCGATGTCGTGGTCACGACGCGGCCGACGCGGCGGAATGGGTTCGCGGACGCGTTGTTCGTCAGCACAATCGTCGGGTCGAGGATGTACGGCAGGAGGTACCCGCCGGAACCCAGCGACAGGTTGATGGCACGGAACGACAGTTCGTGTTCCTTCAACGTGTCGGAGGGGACGCCGTGTTCGAGGTAGGTGCGGAACGCTTCCCGGTACTCGGGGGTGCCGGTCATGAGGATGTGCTGCGCGATCTTCCCCTTGACGTCGTGCTGCGCGCGGGTCGCGGCGACTTCCGCGTAGTCGTGGGGGAGTTCGTAGCGTTTCTGGTCGCGTTCGATGAGGTCCGCGGCGCGGCCGCGGAGCTCCGACGGCGGGACGAGGTTCGCCCGGACCCGGTCCATGTCGGCGAGCGGGTCACGGTTGCCGCGGACGAGCACGTCAACGCCGGTCCGCACCGAGGAGCTACGGGCCGTGGTGCCGTCTTCACGGTTGTCGTCGTCGGCGGCCTTGGCCTGCACACGGCGCAGGTCCTGCATCCGCTGCCGCAGCGGCGACGCCTGCGCGTCGATGTTGTCGTACTCGGCAATCAGCGAACCCTGCCAGTTGACGTCTTCCTCGGTGGGGTCCTGGATCTCGTCGATCTTCCGGAGTTCAGCCTGGATGGTCCGCATCCGGCTGTCCATCTCCTGCAGGGACCGGTATTGGTTCGTCCCCTGCGACGGTTCAGACATCGTTTCCTCCGTGTCTGATAAGGAACTGCGCCCGTCGGGTCCGCAGTTGTTCTCTTGGGGACCGAATCGAGTGCCCTAGATAGGGCGGGTCGTCGGCGGCGGGACCCTCATCGGAGGATGTGCCAAACCCAGACGGGTCCCCGTAGGGAGTGCCTGAGCGGAAGAAAGATGCGAGCCGTTCAAATTCGTCGGGTGGCAACGCGGCGAGTTGCAACGCGGCCTGTTCGGCGCGGACGCTGACGATCGCCGCGTCCGGGTACACCGGGAATGTGCCGGGACCGAACTCCCGCAGCGTTGATTCCACGCGCCGCACCCTCGGTAGACCGGCGTGGCTGCGGCGGTACCCGCCGCGTGGCGTAGGCGGATCTGACCGTTTGAACTGGCCGTTGAAACTGTATGAGGTGATCGACCCGTCGCGGATCGCTTCAAGGATTTCGTCGGCGGCCTGCGTCTTGTGGTACCGGGACCGGGTGAACAGCCCGTTGCCGTCGACTCGGACCTCTTCTGACACGCCGATCGGCACCGAGTACCGCTCTGAAGGTGTCCCGAACAGGGTCATGCCGTGGTTGAACAGCACCGGGAAGCCGGACCCGGAGCGGCGGGAATGTTCGAGGGTGCGGTTGAACGCGGCCGGGTCGATAACTTCCTCGTATTCGCCGTCCGGGTCGTGGACCTGGCTGGGGACGTTGAACACGGCGGCGTACGCGTCGACGGTGCGGCCGTCGCCGGGTTTGATGGAGATGTCGTCGAGGACGTAGGAGCGGGTGAAGAACCCGCTGGTGCGGTTGCTGCTCTGCTGCGAGTCGTCGGCGACTTCAACACCTAGCTTCTTCGCCGCGGCCCGGATCTTCGGCATCGCCTTGTCACCGAACGGTGACTGCGGAGCACGCGCGAGCGCGTTGCGGACGTGCGCGGCGTCGTGGATCGGGAAATGCCGCAGCGACCGCGGCACCGTCTTCCCTGACGCGTCCTTCGACCCGCCGGGTTCGATGTACGCGAAGTCCGAGTCCGGGAGGTCATTGATGGACTGCGTGGTCATCTGCGCCCGTGACGACATGGGGTCGCTCCTTCTCGAGCTGCTTGCTTTCGCTTTCAATGCGTCCCACTCCGCGACCGCGTCGGCGGCTTTGGCTTGGGTGTCGGGGTGGATCGTGTGGCCGTGCCCGTCGTGTCCGTGGGCCCAGTTCCGGACGATGCCGACTGCCATCTCGATAGCCCGGGACTCGGAGTGACCGGATTCGATGAGATCGTTGGCGACGTGCTGGATGTAGGCGGGCAACTGCCAGCCTTTGTGGTGCCAGAGGCCTTGCTCGGTGTGCCCGACTTTCTCGTGCGCGAGCCCGGCCATCAGGCCCGGCCGTTCCCGTTCATGGATGGGTTTTTCGCCGACCCAGCCGGCGACATGGCCGGCGTGGGGAACGAATCGGGTTGCGGCGCCTTGAACGCAGGTGTTTGCGCCTGCGTCAGCACCTGCCCACCACCCGGCGGGGTGCCTACACGCGCACCGCCAGTGCTGCCGCCGCCTTGGGTGCCGGGTGGTGGCGCGTTCGGGTCCGGCACCAGTTGCGACGTGTCCCCGGCCGTCACCGAATCCCGCACCGATTCACGGGTGAACCCGGCTTGGACACCGGTCAGGATCGCCGCCATCTCAACTTGGATGACCTGCGCCCGTTCCGTCTCCGCGGCCTGGAGAGCGGCGATGTCGGTGGTGTCGTACCACAGTTCGATGCCCTTGGCAGGGATGTTCGGGACGAGTTTCTGCAGCGACGCGCACCCGGTCTGCCACAGATGCCGGCAGGTGATGTCCGCGAACCGGCGCAGCGCATCCGCATAGGCGGCGCCGACAGACCGCGCGGCGCCGCGGAGACCGATGACGATCGGGTCGACCCCGCCGGCGGAGCAGATCCGTTCCGCGCCCGCACCTTGGATGTCAGCGAAGTCGAGGTCCTTCAAACCCGCGCCGAGGACGGGGTCCGCGCCCTGGTCGAACACCAGCGTTTTGAACGCGTTCCCGACCCCACCGTATTTCGCCCACAGATGCTCGATGACCGTGTCGACGGTGTCCGGGCGCAGCTTCGTGCCCTGCGGGTATTTCACCGCCAGCACAGGAGTGCCGTGATCCAGGTACAGATTCTTGTATTGCGTCATCCCGGAGTCGGCAGCGACTTCACGGACGACGGGAGTCAACCAGGACATGCCGCGGAAGTTCGCCAACGGATCTGGTTCCGGCGACCAGTGCGCCACCTCGTCGACGGTGAACATCTGCGCTTCGTCGGCGCGGCGTCCGGTGCCCATCGACGGATCCCACAAGTAGCCGATGATGTTCCGGTACCGGCCGGACGGTCCGTCGACTTCTTCGGAGATGATCGACACTTCCCGCGGCGGCAGCCGGACGAGCCGGTCGGGTTCGGCTTTC